ACAAATTGATATCCTGGTACAAAAAACGAAAAGTGCTCGTGTAGTTCTCTAGCAATATGTTTCTCACAAGCTATCTTAACATACACTTCATCTTTTTTGGAAAGTATTAAATCACTGGCCGCCAATAAACCGCTCCCACTGGATAAAGTCACGCAACTGAAAAGTCCTAGACTTTAGTTCTGACATAATAGATTCAATTACTGATACCGCTTCTTCATGATATACTTTTTTCTCCAGCAGTTTAATGAGGTTATCATCTGCTTCAAGATAAGCATTAACATCAGTTTTTAATACGAAAGAAAATGGTTCCCATCCGTATTCTTGTAGTTCTTCTTGGCTCATCCGGCCAGCATAATAATCTAAACGAATCTTACGCATACGGAGATAATCAAAATGTGCCTTTTTTGAGGCAATTTTATGCTTGGTAAGTATGCTGAGGTATTTGTTGTGAAGCGTAGGAATCTTGATGAGTTCTTTGCCAGGTTCCGTCTGGTCAATCTCAGCGTCACGCTCCCAATTTTTTAATATTTGCTCTAAGTTTTCCATAATATAAAAACACTATTTCTAAATCTTTATAGTATCACAGGTACAACTATTTGTCAAGCCTTTTGAATGTCATAATAATCAAATAAGAACACAGCGTCTCCAGTCAGAATATCATCAGCAGAAGATTTGGTATCAAACTGAATATCCGATAAAGAGATTGGAAACATATTATAAAAGTTCACCCGCAGGATTGGATTGTTTAATGATGAGTATACAGTCAGAATAGCATCCGAATAAACTTTTGGACCGGTAGTCCTATTATTCTGTATTGCTGATAACCTATTTCTTTCATCCGAACCCGTTGGGGCTGCGATGGAACGAAACCAAGAGTGGATATCTTGCCATGACTGTAATGCTTCATCCAGCGTAAAATTCATAGCAAACTGGTTATACATCATCTTGTTACCAGGTGCATTCACATCTAGACCAGGAAAACTCAATGGGGCCTGTCCTAGTTGAACCCCTGGTATGTTTACAGACTGGCAGAAATACTGAGTGTTAGGTATCCTATTAAAGGTTACCATAAACTTACTAGCTTGTAAGTAATTGGTATTCTGTGGGGCTCTGGAGATTGCTGTCATAGTACAGGTATTTAGGTGTCCAGTTTAACGCACTTCCATTGCTTACAATGCTTAAGCCGGCCGCTAGCAACAGCAGTCATGTTAGGTTGATCCAGATTGTTTTCACGACAAAACCGCTGCAAGTTTTTAATCTTATATTGATTTCCATCTGGATCGGTGACTAGGTATTCTTTGGCTAGCGCTTTCGCAACAGCAATTTTTTGCGACTCTGGTTGCTTAAATCCTATGCGGCTAAGTCGGAGCTTTTCAGCATCATACTTTCCTTGTTTCCATCTTTCAACCATAATCTGGCTATTTTTTATTTTTGTTTCCGGCCGATGTTTATAAGAACCACCATCTAGACCATTTTCCTCTTTTAAGTTAGCCCATTCTTGAGACTCTACAATGTTGTTGTCTTTAGAAAACCGTAAAGCATATTCAACCATTTTCTGCTCATCTGTAAATAGTTGGTACCACAAAGTTTCAATATGTTCACCGTGCTTCTTGATGTGGCGCTTCCAATGCTTGCCGGACCCCAAGTAAGCAACAGGATCTTTTTTGGTTGTTTTACCAAAGTATTTTAGACCGGTAACCTTGTGTTGTTTGATGTATAAGAATGTGGGTAGCATATGCATTAATTAAGTGAAGAACTATATGTATTTATACCAAAAAAAAGGGAACCTTTCGGTTCCCTTTCTAAGTACACTCTTAACGGTGTTTTTTATAATGTAAACAACAGCTTACATTAAATTGCGCACCCCGAAAATACGATAGTATACGTTGCTACGTGGTTGTAGTGTACCATTGCTTGGGTTTAAACCTTGAGCGAATGGGTTAGCTACCATGCCGTAACGAGTTTTGAATCCAATCTTAGGTTGGAATGTATACTGGTCAACAGCACGAACCATTTGGAGAGGAACGTATGGGCAATAGAACAAACCAGCATCATATGGGCTTGAACCTTTGTATCCAACAGTAACCAACTCTTGATTTGATGTGTAACCACCAAAGTATGGGTCAATGTAAACCTTGATACGACCGTGTAACATACCAGCAAATGTATTGCCTGTATCGTCAACTTGGAGGTCAGCTTGGAGAGCAGGAGTGTAAGAAAGAACACCAGCCATAGCCATTGCAGATGCTACGTCAGATGAAACAATCAATACGTTACCTTTACCTCTACGAGTCTGCTTGGCAATCACGTTAGCATCACGTTCAATTTGGAAAATCAAACCTTTGAAACGCTCAACTGACCAACGACCATTAGAGTCTGTATCCAAGTCAAAATAACCTTGAGTTGTTGTACCATACTGAGCACCAGGAACAGCAGTAGTGTAGATAGTACGGATAACTTCACGGTTGATTTCAGCAAGAATCTCTGTAGACAGAATGTTAGACAATTCTGTTTCAGCATCAAGACCATGAATTGCTTTCAAGTCTTGTGCAAGTTCTAAAGAGTATTCAGCTTTCAAAGCACGGGATTGTGCAGTTACAGTAACTTTCTCAATAGAGAATGCCATCTGTTGGAAAGCAGAATTGCCATCAGAACCAAGATACTCAGCAACTGAAGTCTGTAGACCAATACCAGTTGTGAAAGCATTTGCTGACTCATTAGAGATAGCATTGTTAGATGTATCTGTAGTTGGTGTACCAGCAAAACCGTAGTTGTTGTAAGGACCAGACTGTGAGCTTGTACCAGTGAAGATTGTGTTTGCTTCATTGTAGAAAGCTTCTGGACTTGCAGAACCTTGGTTGTTGTAACGAGCACGCATTGCAAAAATCAAACCGGTAGGACCAGTCATTGGCTGAACGCCAGCAACGTCATAAGCGATAAGATTTGGCAAAGAACGGCGAACTAAAGAAATCAAGATTGGGTCAAAATTTTGAACGCCACCTGTTACGTTAGTAGGACCGCCATCAGATTCCATCAATGACTGACGGTCTTGCTGCATAGCTTGTTGTTGATTTTCCAAAACAAGAGCTGTAACAGCTTTCTTGTATGGGTCTTTAATAGCGTCTAATTCTGGATGCTCCAGAACTGGTTGCCATTTCTTTTGTAGTTCTTCTGTTAAATACATGGTTTTTCCTTTTAATTATTTTACCAATGTTTGTGAAATGGTTTTAGCATAAGCTTCCATTGAAGGATCAGCATAAGACTTTTTTGTTTCTTCTTCAATTTCAACTTCTTCATCTAATGCAAGTTTATCTGCAACTTTAACATCGGCTTTGAAATATGATTCTTTCAAAGTTTCTAGTTTGGTTACAAAATCTTCCTCAGTAGTATAGTCAACACTTTCTGCAAGTGATTTCAATTTTTCTACTTGAGTTTGCGTTAGGCCTTCACACGCTGTGTAGATAGCCTCAATTTTTTTCTGTTCGTTGAGTTCTTTTGAAAGCTCAACGCCTTTGCTGATTTGCTCGTTGAGGGAAGCTTCAAGTTCTTCAACTTTAGCTGCCAATTCTTCAACAACGCTAACTTTCTCAGCAGGAATATCAATGTAGTGTTCAACAAACAAGTTGCGCAATCCAGAAATAAAGTCTTCAGTAATTTCAGCACGGAGACCAGTTTCAATTGCAAGTTCGTTGTCTTTCATCCACTCCTCAACCATGTAGTTGAGATAATCATCAACTTTAGTGGCCAAGTCTTCTTTAATTTGTTCTACGGCAATTTCAAACTGTTCCATCAACTCTGATTCGGCTTCAGCAATAACTTCTTCAGCACGGGAGATGACAGCAGCTTCAAAAATGGTAGTTGCTTTTGTTACAAATTCTTCAGAAAGATTTTCACCAGACAACAAAGCATCAATATCTTCTTTCATTTTTTCTTTCATTTTGTCGTGCATGGCTTTTTTCTTCATCATTTTTTCTTCTTCTTCTTCAGAAATAACTTCTTCGTCAGCTTCAGTTTCTTCGCCATAAGACTGGAATGTAGCACCTGGATTAGATTGCATCATTTGTGGAGCAACCTTACCGGCAATACGGTCACGAATTGCTGAATAGTCTGTAGCAGGAGATTGAGCAGCGTGTGTTAAATCGGAACGACCCATTGTTTCTTGTGGTTGACCGGACAACTTGGTAGCACCAACGCCGTCTTTTTCTGCACCAACCGGAGGAGTAGCACCAGGAGGAGTAGCTGATGGCGTGCCTTTTGTGTAATCAGGCAATGTATCAGTTTCTTCTTCTGGAGACTGGCCGATTTCACCAGCATCATTAGTACCATAAGCAGTCTTGGACTGAATCTTATCGGCACCAACTTCACCCATTGGATGTTTGTCTGAGCCACGCATACCTTTTTTGGCAGCAATATTGGCATCAAAAGTTGATTTGGAGTCTTCGCCTAACAAAATTGCTTTAGCGGCTTCTGACAGATTAAAATTTCCCATTTTGTAAATCTCCTTGATTTATTGGATATATTTATATATTAAAGTTTTTTCATGAAATTATTGAAAATTTGTAAACTTACTTCTTCAATTTCTCTCTGCGAGGCCTTGCGAATTTGTTGTTGTGATTCTTCAATATTTTGCTGAGTCCAGATTCCGTTAACGAAAACCCACTCAGCACCTTCCATAATGCCTTGGACGAATGCTCCAGGAGCAGAAGGGTCTGCTACAATATCGGCTGCCGTGGCTAGCATGAAATCCGATTGAACCACATTAACTCCGTTAACATTTTTCAAGGATCCCATACCCCGTGAGGATACACCTAATTGGGCGCCACCTTCAATCAACTGACGAGCAATGGTACCCATAGGGGTGTCTAGTACTTTTGCTTTACCAATCCATTGGGTACCATCTTCAGATAACGACTTAATGAGGATAGCAACACGGTCCAAATTGATTGTTGGAGATTCTGGATGCCCCAGCTCTCCAAAAGCACGGTTTTTATTAACATATTCTTCTGTATAACGATGAACTTCTTTCTTCATCGTATTGTATTCGTATAAGCGACCGTTCTTGTTCTTTCTTTCGGAAACAAGGAAAGGACCTTCAATAAAGAGTTCCTTTTTACCGTCAACGCCTTCGGTAATATAATTTACCGTTTCGTGTATTTCTTTAATTAACTTCATAATCCCATTGATCCTCTTTTTCGTAGAGATATTTTTCTTTTTCGTAACGACTGAGTTAATTTAGCACGCCGCTTAA